GCTGACCTATTTCTAATACACTACTTGTATAGTTATTGGTATCTGAGTAACTGCTTCCAACTTGAGTGCCGTTTTTAAATAATTTTGTTGTACCACTAGCTCTTGAAGCTGCTACATGAACCCATGTGTTAGTTGCAAGGGGATTGCCTGTGTCTACTATTCTTTCAGCATTATTATAATAAAATCTAATTTTACCATCATTATTTGTCCCCATCATAAAACCAGTTGAAGCGTTTGCTCTAGCGTCAAATACAAGTTCTTGACTAGCTAAATCATGTGGGTACATCCAAAACTCTACAGTAAAATCTCCAGTGCCATAAGCAAAGCTGTGAGATGTTGATTCAAGGCTATCCCCTGCGCCATCAAAATCAACAGAACCTGCGATATTATTACCAAGGTTTATTCCGTTGTTGATATTCTGCGTAGCACCAGTTCCGTCATACAAATAAGTTCTGAACACCTCGTCTACGTCAAGACCTGCACCACCTGCTGCACCTGCGGCTGCTTGGAGTAATTTCTTTTTACTTGCCATGTTGGTTTATCCTAACGCCTGACCTGCCGTAAATCCGTACCAGTTTGTACCGCCATCCCTTGTGTAGAACACAAAGACATCTTTTGCTGATGCAGTTGCTGTGAGGGTTGGGGCTGTAGCTGAAGGCCAATCTACAGAGGT